ATCGGCTTCGATATATCTAACCGCTAAACCCTGTGTGTAGGGGTCTGCCGTTGCATAAGTAAAAGTAACCAATCCAGTTGAGATATTCCTTGATAGTGTAATAGCATTTCCAAATTTAATGTCACCAGTGCAGTGCAGTGGAACATTAGGCGATGAAGTTCCAATCCCTACATTGCCCGAGCTGTCTATACGCACTTGCTCGCTGGCATTTACATGAAAACGCATTGAATTGTTTGCGTTGCTATAAATAATTTGGCCAATATCATCATCATCGCTATCGCCAAAACGCAAACGTGCTGTTGAGCTAGTGCTAGCCTTAATGTTTATACTTGTGCCGCTGCTGGATTCAACGGACAGCTGATATGAGGGACTTGTGCTCCCAATGCCTACCTTTCCACTTGCATCAACAACAACACGCGCCGTTCCAGCTGTCGTAATCCCGAACTGGTCTGATCCAGGTGAATAAATACCTGTGTCAGTGTCGCTGCCGCTGTACAAACTTGCAGCGGCTGCTGAACCAGCAGGATATGCCAACTTGCCATTAGCACTTAACAATCCAGCAACAGCTACTGTCGAATCAAACGTGCCTGCATTGGTGACATCTAACGTTCCAGGTACGTCGACATTGCTTGTAAACTCGACATCTGATCCGTTAGAAGCAGTCTGCAACAACTGACGTGCAGTGCCGTTCGCAAGTTTGCTTACTGCAATTTCCGCGCTGGTGCTGATGTCTGCATTGGCAATTGTGCCATCCAGAATCATCGTGCTAGTTACCGTTCCAGTGTCGCCAGTTGTGACAACGTTGCCGGTAACATCGGGAATCGTAATTGTTCGATCAGCAGTTGGATCGGTAACAGTCAGCGTTGTTTCATAGTCATTGGCTGTCGAACCTTCAAAAACAATGCTAGATGCCGTACCAATGCCTAACGCACCAGTCATCGTGTCACCAGCCTTCTGCAGCTTTTCGGTGTCAAGCTCTTGAATGCCAGCTTGCACATCAGTAGCAACAATGTTGCCAGTGGCAATCAATGAAATGTTGCTAGCTGTTTGACCTGCAATTGCATTTGAAACGTCAATTAGTGAATATTCAGTTCCAACACCTTGAGACAACAACATGTCAGGTGGAGCCAAGGCAACTGCAGGTGCTGCACCAGAGCCTGTGCCACTCGTATCGACAACAACGTAATGATTTAGATTTGTCACTGCAGGTGCAGGCAATGCAGCTCCCACAGAAAAACCAGCGGCTGAACCGGCAGATGTCACACTGCTCATTTGATTGGTATTGGCGTTATACGCACCAGCGTTAACCAAGTTGCCGGATAACACTGTTACCGGAACAAAAGCTGATCCAGTAAAAATATAAAGATCTGAAGTGGTTTCATCGTAGAAAAACTGGCCTTTAAAATCTCCACTTGGAAAGATAGTTACGTTATCGCTACCAGCAGCGCCGCCAAACTTTGTCGTGGATTGATCAGCCATCTTTGAGGCTGTGATCGAATCGTTGGCAATCAAAGACGTGCCAATCGTTCCAGATGTCAGCTTTGCTGCAGAGTGGTCAGGAATATCTGTAGCACTTAATGTTTCGCCAGCTGAAACAACACCTTTTGCAGTAACAGTGACTTTAGTGTAAGTTCCGCTTGTAACAGTATTATCTATGGATAAGTTTCCATTTGTATCGACGGTTAGTCCGCTACTGGAGCCAATTAAAACAGCGCCTTTTGCTGAACTCGTTGCAACGGGAAGGTCCGATGACACGATTGCACGGCCACCAGTAATCAAACCATTAGCGTCATAAGTAACAACATGATTAACAGAACTTGCAGTAACACTATTATCAATTTCAATCGTATTGCTATTCATTGTCAAGCCATTACCGTTGACAATAATTCCACCCTTGGCAGTAGTTGTCGCAACAGGCAAATCACCGCCATCAATCGTTCGATAACCCACTGTTCCACCTGTTCCGACTGGCCCCGCCAAGAACTGTGCAGCAGAAGTTGTGTCGTCTATCGTTGCGGTAACTGTTGCCGTTCCACTGCTAACGCTTGTGCTTATGTTGATAATGCCTGATGTTGTATCAGTAAAAGCATTGACAGAAGCAGGCGCTTTAGTATTCAGCCATGCACTGCCGCTGTACACGTACAAAGAATTGTCATCAGTGTCTAAAGCCAGCTGACCCGTGTAATCACCAGAAGTAGGTAATGTTGAGACAAGATTAACAATCGTGTTATCGGCAATTTTTGCTGCCGTCACCTGATCCGCACCAATTTTTGCTGATGTAACAGCAGAGTCAGCCAGTGCTGCTGTAGCAATGTCACCCGCGCCGAACAGAATCTTGGCTCCTGGTATCGCGTCATCACTTATCAGCGTGACGCCGTTTGCGATTAGGTTGGAAACCGTAATCTTTTTGGTTTCACTCGCAGAGTCATCGACAATGGCCAGCTCATCAGCAGCAACCAAGTCGCCACCAGCCAAGGCTGAAAGTTCGCTAATTTTGAGGTCGGCCATGAGTGATTAGCCTCCTAGGGCTAGGTGTCGGAGCTTTCTAGCGACAGTTTAGCTGTCGCATCTTGATCCAAGAGTATGTCATCACTGTTTTCTTGCAAGAGCTTGTCTGTAGGCTCAAGGTTGACCTTGAGTTCAATTGGACCAGTTGTAATAAAATCGGCTGTAAATTGGACTGCACTGGTTGGGCTGAACTGCATCGCACAAGATGTCAGAACGCCATCGAATTCATACCAGAATTCATCGTTAGCATTGGCTGCAACACCACTAGGATTATGATTGCCTGATTTCAGATAGAACCTAGCGCCGAACTTGCTGCCAACCTTGGTGCGTAAAATAAGTTGCAGAATATAATGAGGCACGTCTTTAACTGTTTCTCCTGTGTACTCCCAAAAACATGACATTTGTCCAGAACCAGACATAAGTGAACTGATTTGACTGCGGAAACTGTCAGATAAAGCAGTCGTGTCTACTGTCTCCCGCTGTGTATTTAGCTCAAAACTATTAACCTGAGCCATAACCCTATAGTCTGAGTTTTCAACTGCTACTTTGACTGGAATGTTTGAACTGATAGTTGCCAAAGCAACAGCATTGGTTGCACCGCCACCAACCGCATGTGCAAATGTGTTGTAAAGACGAATGCCGCCAAGAGCATCGACATTTACAAAGCGTTTTATACTTGATTTCGTATTACCGCTGACAAAAGAAAGCGCAGAGCTGTCTGTGCTTGTGATGGTTACTTGATCACCAGTGAGCAGCTGACTTTTATCAAATTCAAAGCTGAATCGCTTACGAGTTGTGTTGACGTCGCTTGCCCTGATCGTGCTTACAATGTTTTCGTCTTCAGTCTGTCGTCGCAGTTCGACTTGACCGTAAGTGCCTAGATAAATGCTCATTAGACATCCATTGCAGTTGGAGCACCATGCGCCTGGAACGAAATGTCAGCAGCCAAAACTTCACCGACTGACATTGCCAGTGATGCGTTAGTAATAATTACACTTAATTCAATAAACTTTCCGTTTGTAGAAGTATCATCAATTTTTAATCGCAATGTTAATCGCTTTTCATTTGCGCTGCTGCCCTGATCAAGTGTTGCACCTTCAAAAAACGCTAAATCTCTTGCCTTAAAAATTCTATTTAGAACTGCACTAGCGTTATTACTACCTTTCTGACCTAATACCTCTTGATAATACAGTATTCTGCAACTGCCTGTAATCGTTCGGCCGCCAGCGATAAACCGATCATCAGTTTCTGCCAACGATTTTACGCTCAGCAATGACACTGACGCATTAACGCTCCAGGACTGCACAGCAGCAATCACGCTGCCGTCCATCAATAGGCTGCCACTGCTGCCGGTGAAGTAACTCATCAGAGCACGCCAATCAAATTCACTGTAACAGTGCTAATCCCGTGACGCACCTGCGTAAGCTGTGGCGGGCCTTCATAACGATACTTGTTGCCGGTAGCTTCCGCTCCAAGTGCATCTCTGTTTCCTTCCCAGCCACTACGAGACGGGTTGCCTAGACCAAACGTCTGAAACGTGCCTTGCACACTTTCGTAATGATCCAGAAACTGCTCGGCATCCGCATCTTTTATGTTTGCATACGTGAGCGATAGTTTCATGTTGGTGCGGCTGCTGCCGTACAGGATCCGATGCTCAGCGCCGTTTTGTGCTTTATACGTCCTGACAGGAAAATCGCCAGATTCAAAAGACCGTGCCGTTGGCACCAAGTCATTTCCGTCTGCGTTTTGAGTGGGAAAAGTCATGACTGAATGCTAACCCCATCAGTGCCAGCAACGAAAGCAGCAATCTTGCTGATGCCATCAGTATCGCAAGGATGCTCTGATGCGACAATATCAACAGTGCCCTCTTGAGAGAACGTCAATTGTTCAACGACATAGATGTTCTCAGGCACAGTAGTTGCCAAGACAGTAAAAACACTGCTATGAAAAGTGGATTCAGCAACATTGCTATTGCTTATTGTCATAAGCCCTTCCTTGATGTCGTCTGAACCAGTTTTAAAATAAGAAACATTGTAAGTGCCATCAGAAAGATCTTTGACACTTGTTACCGCGCCTGTACTGCTGATCGTGCCAACATTCTCCGAGCTGTAAGGACTTGATTCAGTAATGACCTTAATATACGAACCGGCCTGAATGTTCAGCCCTTCTACAGTGGTAGAGAAGCTAATTGTATGCGTAACATAAGCTCGCAAGGCTAAAAAGTATTTAGCAACTTTGACAGCGTGGTCTTTTGACGTGCAGAACTGCGTCAAGTCAAATTGTTCGGAAGGCAGTAAATCAGTACCAGGAGTCCTGAAGTCATCAGTGCCGTCAACGCCCCTGACAATGACAACTTGTTCCTCCGGTAATCTATTTTTACGCTCTTGCCGGTAACGCATAACTGCCTTAAAGGCTCTTCGCTCTTCCGCTCCAAGGTAATCCAGCTTGTATGTGTCCTCAAGGATATTACCAGATGTGAATAGTTGAGAAACTTGAACGGCTCCAGTGTCAATTTCTCCACCTGTCGTTGCAGGTATGGCAGGCTTCAGCGAAAACTTGCCGTCAGTAATAATAAAATTACAAAGGAAAAAAGGAGCAAGATCACTAATAAATTGCCGTAAATTAGTCCGTTCAACAATAGGACCGTTAAAAAACAGCTTTTGCTTCTCTAAAAACCTTGAAGTTTTTACAAGGTCATTCTTGTCAACCAAGTAATTTCTCTTAATACTTTTATCCATGCCAAGCAATCCTCCCGCACCAGCGCGTTGATCTGTTAACAAGAAATACACAAGATCGGTGAAAAGGTTGCTTGGTCCGGTAGTGTTTGAGCTGTCGTATGCGTTAGCCGGAAAAGGATGCAAGCGTTCCACAGGAATGCCGCTACCCAGCCAGCATCGCATTTGATCCAAAGCTGTAAAATTACGGCTGGCTTTTAGCGATAAGCCAGTGATCGTAAGATCTAGCATTTTTGCAGGACTGTCATTAATTTGTGCCTCATTCACGTAAACGATTTCATGTTCTGGACCCCTGCTGTTTGACTTCTCTACTAACCCGCGGTAGGAGCTTATGTCTACATATTGAGATTGTGTAGCAAAAAATAAATCAGCTTCTATCGTAGGCGGCTCAGTAACAAAGTTTAGTTCTGTGATTCCATAGGTTTGACCAACGCGTGTGTATTCAGT